CTACTAGGAGAATAACCATGCGCTTTGACGAAATCAGGGAATGGGGCAGGAGCAAGGGCCTGTGTGAAATCAACAACATGCCCAAGCAGATGCTTAAGCTGACTGAGGAGGTTGGTGAAATCGCTGGCGCAATCGCAAAGAACAACCACCCCGAGATTATCGACGGGATCGGCGACGCAGTAGTCGTCCTCACCCTTCTCGCCGACCAGCTCGGCGTGACCATCGAGCGTTGCATCGAGACGGCTTGGATAGAAATCCGTGACCGCTCAGGCAAAACCGTTAACGGCGTGTTCATCAAAGCCCCTGGAGGAAAATGATGATATACCTTGCCTCACCCTACACTCACCCCGATCCACTTGAAATGCAATACCGCTATGAGAAGGCCTGTAAAGCCACGGCCCACTTCCTTTCCCTCGGCTTCACAGTCTATTCCCCCATCGTCCACTGCCACCCCATCACCCTGGAGTATTCCCTGCCGAAGGACTTCGCCTTCTGGCAGAACCTGTGCCTTAACATGCTCGCCAAAGCCGACGGCCTGTGGGTGATCCAGCTCGACGGTTGGCAGAAAAGCGAAGGCGTTACCGCCGAGATTGTCTACGCCGTTAATCGCGGACTCCCTGTAGTGTATATTGATTTGGATGAGATTACCAATGGCCAAAATACTAAACACCGCAGAGATTAATTTCGACGACCTGAACGAAGACGAAACTCACTGGCTTTACAACGGACTTGACTGCTGCATCACGGGTGAAATTTACAACGAGCTATCGTCCGTAGTTGACGACACCTGCCGCGAAACCTACGCCTTCTCCAAAGCACTCCAGGCCCCGGTTCTTGAAATGAGCCTGCGCGGCCTTCTCGTCAATAAGAACCGGCGGCGCAAGGTGATCGGCCAGATGAGGCGGAAGCTAGACCTGCTCGAGGAGCAGCTTCTCATCCTCGTTCGCGAAGGCGTTGGCGTTCCTGACTTCAACTGGCGCTCGCCGAAGCAGACCAACGACCTACTCTACGGCGTGATGGGTTTGCCAGTCCAGAAAAAGCGTAAGCCCGACGGCTCCTACGGCCCGTCCACCGACCGCGAGGCGCTGGAAAAACTCTCCATGTATTTCGTGGCTGAGCCGATCATCAATCACCTTCTCCTCCTCCGCGACTTGGGTAAATCCGTTTCCTTCCTCGAAACCCCGATCGATGCCGACGGCAGGTTCCGCACTTCCTTCAACATCGCAGGCACCGTAACAGGCCGCTGGTCCAGTGAGATGACTGACTTCGGCACAGGGTCTAACCTGCAAAATGTAAACGCCGCCCTTCGCTCCGTTTTCGTTTCCGACCCCGGCTGGAAATTCGCCAACCTCGATCTCGAACAGGCCGATGCGCGTAACGTCGGCGCTATCTGCTGGAATACCTTCGTAGACCACCCTGACTGGGACGAGGCGTCGGCCGGAAAGTTCCTGGACTTTTGCGAGTCCGGCGACCTGCACACGAATGTGTTGAAGATGAGCAATCCGAACCTGCCTTGGGGCACCGGGACAGACCGGGAGGTTGCTGACGCCATTGCCTACCGCCACCTGTCCCACAGGGACTTGACCAAGAAACTCGGCCATGGCAGCAACTTCATGGGCGAGCCGCCGACGATGGCTAAACACGCAAAGCTGCCGGTCGCTATGGTCCGTGAGTTCCAAACCAATTACTTCGCGGCCTTCCCTTGCATTCCCGCATGGCACGCTAACGTGGCCTGGCAGGTCAAGAACCAAGGCTTCATCACCACCCCGTTTGGGCGCAGGCGGTTTATCTTCGGACGCCCTACTGAGAAGTCCACGCTCCGTGAGGCCGTGGCCAACAACCCTCAGTCCATGACTGGGGACGAAATCAACAACGGGATACTGAAACTTTGGCGCGCCGACAGGGTCCAGCTCCTCGTACAGGTCCACGACTCAATCCTATTCCAATACCGTGAGGAAGAAGAAGATGAAATTATCCCCTGGGCAATGGAGGTGCTACCTACAACTCTGCGCCTTGCTCGCGATCGCGAGTTCACTGTTCCAACAGACTGCGCCGTTGGTTGGAATTGGGGGTATGCTGGTGATGATAATCCTGACGGCTTGAAAAAATGGAAGGGTGGCGACACCCGTAAACGTCAAGAAACAGCATTCCAACTCTCATTCATGGACCTCTAATGCCCCGTAAACTTTCCAACTTTCTCGCGGGCTACACCGAGTATCTTGAGGGCAAGGGCGCGCCCTCCCTTTTCGTTAAGTGGTCCGGCATCTTCGCTGTAGCTGCCGCGCTAGAACGCAAGGTCTGGCTTGACCACGAACGAGGCCGCACCTACGCGGGCCAATACATGCTACTAACCGGCCCGGCTGGTGTCGGCAAGGGGCTGTGCCTTAACACGGTATATGACTTGCTGGCCGAGCTGGGCAAGGACGGGAACCAATTCCACATCGCCCCTAGTAGTGTGACCAAGGCATCGCTAATGGACGCCCTAGCCGCCGCAGAACGATCCGTGGTGAAGCCGATGGCCACACCTAGCGTCGTGTCGTTCAATTCCATCACCGCGATCCCCAATGAGTTCGGAGTCTTCCTCCCCTCATGGGACGGCGAGTTTATGAACACCCTCACCGATCTCTGGGACCACAAACGCTATACCGAAACGCGCCGGACCCGGCAGGTTAGTATCTCAATCGACAACGCCCAGATCAACCTGATCTCCGGCACGACCCCGGCCTACCTATCCAACTTCCTGCCCGAAGGCGCCTGGGAAATGGGCTTCATGTCCCGCACCCTGATCATCTATTCCGGCGAAATTCTGCACGTGGACATCTTCGCCAAGCGCCCCGGCAAGGACGACTTGTGGAACAAGCTCGTTCACGACATCCGCGACATATACAAAATGTTCGGAGCCATGACGTTCACCGACGCGTTTGCAGATGCGGTCCATGCATGGGGTCGAGGAGGTAGGCTGCCGCGCCCGTCCCACCCAAAACTCCACGGCTACAACACCAGGCGCGAGGCGATTTTACTAAAGCTATGCATGACCGCCGCCGCCGCTAACGACAGCGAGATGGTCCTGTCCGTAGAGCACTTTACCCAGGCGCTGGATTGGCTGGTCGAACTCGAGCACTTCATGCCGGATGTTTTCAAGGCGATTAAGTCAGGGGGTTCGGCCCAGAACATCGAAGACACCTGGTATATGGCCTATGAATATTGGATGAAGAAGAACGAGCTGGTTCCGGAGACCTTGCTCTTCAACTTCATTCAGCAGCGTGAGCCGCTCCACAACATTCCACGATTTATCGAGGCCATGTGCACAATGAAGTTGCTGGAGAAAAAGTGGATGCCCGATGGGCGGGTAGGGTATGAGCCGAAAGGGAAGGGCGGCTGAAGTTTCCCACAGCCGCCCAAACCTTCAGCCCATCCCGTTGCGCAGGAACACGCCGAGCAGCGCGGTGAATACCAGCTGCGTAGTCTGAACCACTGTCGCGTCACCAGTGAGGTAGGCACCGACAGCAGTAAGCACGGCCAGGGCCGCTGTCACATAAGTCTTTTTACCTTTAAGCATATTCATTCTCCTACGGATACTGCGCCCAAGGGAGTTGCCAGTGCGGCCCGTCCTTGAATGAGCGCCAGTCGCCACCCCATTCGATTGGGACGCCAACATCTTTTGCAGCCTGTTTAATAATAGGCGCAAGTTTGTGATAGAGCGGCCAGGCCCACGACACCTGCCCGCCGTCCAGCGGGGCAATATCGACCGCACGTGACTTGCCATCTGCGCCCGGCAGATGTCGTGATTTCATGGTCTTGCTCGCACCCTTGGCCACCAATTCTTTTTGCCGAGCCAAGGTCCGCACTACCTCCAGCACAGTGAAGTCAATGTCGCTAATCGCCGCTGCGCGCAGGATCACCTTCTCCAGATCATCATGCGCGCAAGACAACTTCACCAGGCTCTTTTCACTTAACGTAATAGTCATTGTGCGCCTCCCACCAGCATTGTTGCTAGAACCTTAATCGCAGCCCATACGGCAATGAGCATCCC